GTAATTGTACCACTAATAGTTATTGGTCCAACCAACGCTCCGTTTGTTGAGCCTGCCATTGACAATGATGTCAACGACTGAGCATTCTTTACAAAAAAATCTGTTGATAAACTTGCTGCACCTACTGTTGCATCAGTTGGTTTTCCGATGTCAAAAGTATTACCAAGAACAATACCAAAAAAAGTATCTGAGCTTGCAGGGTTTCCTGTGAACGTAATCTGGCTGCCCGATATTGTGAATGCACTTATCGGTTGTTGTACGACCCCTGAAACAGATATAATTACGGATGCTTCTGTTTCTGGAGATACAGCAGTACCATTGACCGTTAGGTTAAACGGTCCCGCAGTTGATCCAGTAAATGACGATGATATATCGTCTAAAATCTGATACGCTCCTGTGAGCGGAACTTTTCCTACGTAAGCCATATATTAATCCTTTACTCAGTTGGAATTGGATTGTCAGCTTTGACTTTTGCCACATGATCTTTCCATGTAGTAGTACCATCTACATTATCGTGGTACTGCATGTCGAGCTGGTCACCCAAATCACCGTAAGCTGTTCTTCTTGTAGCTCTTACTGCGTTTTGTCTTTCAGACAAATCTGCAGCAGCTTCTACAGCTGATAGTTGTGCATCAG